CCATTTTGGCTATAATTATAAGTCACCTGATCCGAATAGATCGTATAGATCTGACGCTGATCTATAGCTGCATAGGTCCGTGTTTTTAAGATGTCATATCTCTCTTTCAGCATCTTATCCATGAAGATCACACCATCACTATCGAGACGGTTTTCAAAGATCTTTTTAGATGCCCCAACAGCTAGAATCTCCCACCATTCGCTAAGTTCTGGATTACCATTTAATGGCTGAGCTAATAGAGCCTGGATAGGGGATCTATAGGTCGTTAATTCAATTGTATATCCCTGATCGGGCATAGGAGCTAAAGTAAATTGGTTCTGATAGAACATGATCGCAAGAGGAATCGAGGGAGTTCTGGAATTGTATTGTATTTGGATCGGTGTTCCTTGAGGAATTGCCTCCGCAAATGTTAAACCTGTTATTTTGCCAGTTTGATAGTTGATTGTGGCATTGCCTGCAATGAGAGGAGTTGATGAGGCATACTGACGGTAGTATGTCCAACCAAATTGCTGATTTGTGTTATTAGAAGTCTGGAATATCTGAATCAGGTTGCCCTGTCCATCATCCGTAACGTTCTGTGTTTGACCAACGCCATTTGCACCAAAAACATTCGCTGTAATTAAGATGTTCTGAACACGGCTTTGAGGGAAGTAAAGACTTGGATTTGACTGAGGCCCAGGATCATTATTCACACTTGGACTAATAGGCCTAGCTATAGTAAAACCGTTGTAGGGCCCGTTTACAGCCGTACCTGAAGTAAAGAATTCTTCATTCTGCCAGTTGAAATTTACACCATAGAAATTCCATGGATCATTATAAAGTTTGATCTCGCGCTTAGCGCAATAGCATGGCATATCCACAGTTGTGTAAAGCTCGCTATTGAAAGGATAAACATCCTGTCCAGCTATCGTATTGAATGTATAAATATCCTTGAGCTTCAGAGATCGAAATTTTGAAGGGAGATCATAGCTATAAAAGCTATGCATCTGCTTTACAATCTGCTTATCTGTCAACTGAAAACTATTGTTAGATCCAGTTAGAACACGGGTCTTTTCTATAGCATCTGATAACGCGGGGAAAATAGGGAATATAGGAACAAATGTCTGTAACGTCATAATGAAGGCCTGTTATCAAAAACATCTTGCAGAGTTACATATCCTGCGCCTGGCGGAATACCCGATGCTACCGGAACAGCAATACATGGAATCTGCGGATCTAAAAATGATATAAACGCATAAAATTGTGTCGTGTCTACATCAATTGTTGCTGTATTGGATGTTAGTCCAACAATGCGGCCCTTTTGATTATTCAGTTGAATCATTCCATTAGAGGGAGGGATACGGAATCCTATCCACTCCCCCAATTTATAATTGGTATTTGTGACAAATGTCACAATAGCTTGCTGGGCATTCGTGATATTGCTGATATATTGCAAGTTCGGAATGAAGTTAGCACCAAATGGAGGCCCAAAGTCTGAAGGCAGAAATACACTCATAGAACATCCACAGGGGTAAACCTACATCGAGATATCGTCTCATATGTCCGAGGAGGTTTTTTTCCTGATTCTGCAATTTGAAGATTGTATCTTCTGATTTTTTTCTTTGTGTTGTTAAGATGTTTGATAATACCCATAGGAAGATCACAGGTCTCACCGTGAACAATCGTAATAACCTTAACTAATTCGCCTGGATATTTACGATATGAAAAATCCAACCATCCACCTTGCGCATCTAAAAACTCAAACATCCCTTTCTTGATCTTATCATCTGCAGCTCTTTGTTCTTTGATCATCTTTTCCCTATCAGCTTGAGCCATCGTGTGTTTTGGTTTCTTACCGAGTTCTATCATTTCCATGAATTATCCTTTTGTTTAGAAGGGGGGAAAAATCCCCCCAAATATTAAGCATTTGTAATTGCATTGTTATAGTCCGCTTTGAATGCGAACCATTGCATAGTGGCGCTTGCGACGCCAACAGCAGATAGACCAACATTCATAACAAACTGAGCACGATTGTCAAAGGAATCCAGGAGATTAGTACCTGGAGGACTTAGAGGAATCGTTGCACTTCCATTGAAAGGAACAACTCCAGAACCTGCCGGATAGCAGACTGGCGGAGATGCACCTAGTTCAAATGTTGCTGATGTCGGATATTGGAATGCTGTGAATCCAGTAGTATTATAGTTGATAGTGATAGAGGATTCAGTTGCTGTGTTAGTCACGACAAGAACACGGGCTGCACCAGGAGGATTGATAGTCGCTCCAGCTACAGGTGTTGCCGTCAAATAACTCAGCTGAGTCATTCCATATGGTGTTGGAATAGTGAAATCCACCAATTCACCAGGAGTAAAGTCATTTGGTTTAGCAAAATAGACTTTTGCCTGAGTGGCTTGGGTGACATATAGAATAGTTGAAGATTTTGGATACATGAAACCTGGATAAACTTTTTGATAAAATCCAGTTGTACCATTGGCAATTACTAAACCAGCTGTCACAGCAGTGGCAAGGAGTCCTAAAGTGATACTTGTTCCAGCGCTAACCGCTGTCACTTCAAAAACAGGAGATCCACTTATTTCAAGTGCTCCCACAACATTTATCAGGCGAACCAAATCACCGACATTAATTCCTGTTGTGTTTGCAGTAGAAACAACGCCAGTTGTTCCATTGATCGCTGTAATTGCTACTTTCGCATAAGTAGGCGGATTAGTTTGATCAATGAATGTGAAACCCCCAGAGGCTCCCTGTGTGGCGAATGTTGAAGCGGTTAGACCCGTAACGGAAGATTGACCCATACCTAGGTAAGATCCTTGCGCCATAGAGCTATACCACTCAGCATACATAGGATTTATAGCTGTATATGTACCAGCTCCACCACCTGTTGTAATACCCCAGTTGGTGGTATCCTTTACATAAAACCAGTCTGGCTTATCTGTAAGTGCGATATTTTGTGCGATGATAGTTGCCGGATTTACGTATGTTCCGCAACCGATAAAACTAAAAGGTGTTTGACTCATATGATTACCTCCTATATCCCTGTTGATCTTAAATTTTGAACCCAGAGATCGTTAGTAATGCATTGCCCTTGGTAGAACGAACAACCTGCAGTATGCCTTAACATACATGGGTCGTTGTTATATCCAGGAGGCAGATAGATAAAGCGAGCTTTACCCCCTGCTTGCCAAACGACTTTATATCCTTCTTTCGCTGTTACAAAACAGTTGGCAACGTCATTTCCCATCATAGATGCGCCAGGAGAGACGGAACCTTGTTCTGAAATAAAGAATCGCACGTTATTAGCCCCCCCTAGTTCTGTAGAAAGGGTTTGGCTAATATTAGGATATTGGAATTTCTTTACGAATCCTTCCATGTTATAAAGAACAGGAATCATACGGGATGTAAGCATACATCCGTAAGCATCGCCAATAGGTGAAGTCAATCTGTTACTTAATGACCTAGTTTCCTAGGCGGGCCAAATCTTCTCAGCTGGCCTCCCTATGTCTCCATAGGGTTCGGAGTACCGCATCTTGGTTTCCAATTACCGCAATTATCACAAAAATAACCATCTCTTTTTCCAAAAACTGCACTCATTGGCCTTCCACAACAAGAAGGTTCTTCTACCAAGTCTTCTCGCTTACTGCTCTCAGGCTGATTATCGATGTGTTTATTACAAAACCATTCATTTTTGATATAACCACCTTGTTGATTATACTTATTGAATATGTTTGAACATAATTTACATTTCATAACCTTGCCCCTTGTTGTCCGTCTGCTTCATGCAGCGAGGAGTTCCAAGTCAATCAGAGAAGATTTTACTTCGGCACACATTCTACCGAATTTCAGATCTGCTTCCACAATATTCGTGATGTACTCACCAGAGTTGTTTTGCAACACTGTGAAAACATCATCCACATCGAAGATAGTCATTTCCGTCGGAATGTCGCCGTCAGTACCATTTACACAATTGATTATCGACGCACTCGATTCTAGATTATCACGCTGCAAGGCATCTTGGGTTTCTCTAAGAGTCTGTCCAAGACGCGCTGCCGCGCTATTTAATACTGGGTCTTCGTTAGTAATTGTAACTTGCCTTGTAAGCACGATATACGTAGCATACACACGCACCCTACAATCGACATCAACGCGATTAAGCTGTTGTGGTGGAGGATTGTTCTGAGCATCGTCAAGAGGGACTTCGAACAAGTCTAGTCTATCATATCTTGACTGACGATCAATAAAGCCGTTGTTATCTGGCAACTCCACAGGTGTAGCAAACAACATATGAATTAAGTTGTGCTCTGGAGTCGATAACAACTTGCTATTGTAACGCTGCTGAACTTGCGGCGGCAGCGAAGCAATTGTTACTGTCATTTTGTTCCTTATGACATTTCAGGAACCGCACTGGCACTTGATGCATAACCCATCATCTCGCGATATAAATCTTTCTTCATAGCATCCGTAAGTTTGAACGCCTGAGCTATAGGCCTCTTGTCAAATGCTGCCGGCGAAGGTATCGCCTTTTCAGCTTTTTCCACGGCCTTTTCAGTCTCTTTTTGCCTTCTTACTTCAGGAGCCTTTTCAGCAAGACCCATCGCTTTGATATATTTATATGTCTGCACACCGATTTTATACGAATCTTTCAAATCCGCTATTGTCTGCGCCAATTCCGGTTCCCTCTCTTCTAAAAGAGATAGGGTTTCTGGATTGACGACCTCAGAAAAATCATTGTATTTCGCGTGCAAACGATCTAAGAATTGACTCTCATTGTGCTTCTTAAAGAAGTTTTCAACTTCTTTCTTAGCAATTTCCCCGGCGTACTTCTGAGCTTTCTTCTCAACAAGCTTTTCAACGGTGCCTTTTGGAATAAACTCAGATGCTCCGATTGAGTCTAATTCATCAATCTCTTGCTTAGGCGGTGCCTGATTAGACATCTGCGCTTGCAGCATCTTCTCAAACATCTCATCACGCTCTTTCAACTTTCTTTCGAGATCGGCATTTTTGATGCGCATTGCCTTAAAGTTCCGCTCGTCAGCTTCTTGTCTGGCTTTTACTGCATCATTTACTTCACTGACTTGTGTTTCAACCGGAGGCGCTACCTCTATAGTTCCGCTGTTTTGGTTTTCATTTTCCGTCATAATTTTCCTTTTGTTGATCGTGGAAGGCTATCCCCACATATTCGCCCTAGCGATGGACTACTTCGCCATTAGTACGCCCTTTCCTTGACAATGTTGAATAAAAAAGTTATATGTCAAGAAAGACATGATTTGTCCGGAATGCAATAAAGATTGTAATACGGATGATTTTGTATTAAATCAACCGATGTGCTTCAGGTGTTCTTATGCTAATAAAACAAAAAATATTTCAAAAAAATATACAAGGAATAATATTTGCAGAATTTGCAAAAACATAGTGCCATTCAATATAAAACTTAAGAAAAGACAAAGAAATGTTTTCTGTTCAGAAGAATGCGCTTTAATGGGGCATAAACAAAAATCGAATAATTATTGGACTAGGAAGCTTCGGGGAGAATTGTCGGCGTATTAATAGATGCAAAAGAAACTACTTTTTCTGGAGCATCTTTTTTAGAAACTAATTTATCACCGCGATACATTGGGTTTTCTTTCCAGTTTCCCTCTTCGTTTTTCATGAAACCAAAATACTCAAGCCTAAGATTCTCCCAGTGCCTAAATTGCATAAGTTGCTCAGCATCGTAAAGTTCTGGGCATGCCAACATATTGATCATATTGGTACGGTGGGGAAGCTCCCAGCAAAAATATACATCATTGGAATAAGGATTTACTTTGAACACCAATGTGTCATCTTCAGGATAGGGACGGTATTTCGTTTTGATAAGACGACGGACAAATGCATTCTTCATCGCGAGGTCTCTCTTCTCATGCACAGTTATGTAGAAAGGACGTCCTTCAAAATCCTTTGTACCTTTTTTTATAGTCTCATTCAGATCATCGACTAAGGACTTCCGAAACTCATAATTCATGTCTCCCGTGATGATTTGCTTTTCACCATGAAATTGGGCATCTCTATAAATAGCCCCCACAGTCTTTCGTGAAGGATCAAATCTACTTTTGTTTTCCATCTATACATGACTCCAGCTTTGGATAAGTTCCATCTTTATTGCGTTTATATTCTCCCATACATTCAGCATATTTCTTAGCTGGTGTTGTATGGGAAGCCAATATAAAACTCGCACTTCAATGGGCGTGCCTTGTTTACAATAATAAAAATCTCTAATAGCGTAACAATAAAATTTAAATTCTTGATCGATAAACAGCTCACCCAAATGAATCTCTTTATCCCCAGTCATGAATAATATTTCTTCGTTTTCCGGGGGTTTGTCTTTTTTGATATCTTTCCAGATCATTTTGATTTAATCTTATTGATTCGCTTTGGTCTTTCTTTATATGGCATCTGCTGTATAAGCGGAGCCTTCGCACTTATCTTCATCATCTTGTTTTTTGCTTTGGGTTTATTTATCATAATTTTAGATATAAATGTGTCAAGAAGTGGGATTCGAACCCACGGATCTTCATCTACGGAGGTAACCTCCGCTGCAATCAGCCACTCTGCCACTCTTGACAAATCATCATCTCTTAGGCGTTTCTTCTATCATCGTCTGACACCTTCGCCTTT